CGTTATGGCAAAAGGATTTACTGTAAAAGCCAAAACTCCCACGAAAAAGAAAGAAGATGAATGGGATATTCCGGCTATTAAACAAAGAATGAAAGGAAAGACAGTTGTGTTCTGTCTTCCTGGAAGAGGATGTTCTTTTACTTTTTTAAAGAACTTCGTTCAATTATGCTTTGATATGGTTCAAGCAGGAATGAGTATTCAGATCTCACAAGATTACTCTTCTATGGTGAACTTTGCTCGTTGTAAGTGTTTAGGTGCTAATGTTTTACGTGGACCTAAGCAAATTCCCTGGGATGGAAAACTTAAGTATGATTACCAGTTATGGATTGATTCTGATATAGTCTTTGATGTTAACAAGTTCTGGCAATTATGTGATCTAGCACTTCCAGCAGAAGCTGTAGAAGATGAGTCTAAGCAAAATGAGATTGCCGCTGGTTGGTATGCCACTGAAGACGGACATACTACCTCTGTAGCACACTGGTTAGAAGAAGAGGATTTCCGTAAGAATGGTGGCGTAATGAATCACGAAACTTGTGAGACTATGAGCAAGCGTAAAAAGCCTTTCACAGTCGATTATACAGGTTTTGGTTGGGTTCTTATTAAGCACGGTGTATTTGAGAAACTTGAGTATCCTTGGTTTGCTCCTAAGATGCAAGTTTTTGAATCCGGTGCAGTTCAGGATATGTGTGGTGAGGATGTTTCTTTCTGCTTAGATGCAATAGAAGCCGGTTACGAGATTGTGTGTGATCCTCGCATCCGTGTAGGACATGAGAAGACCAGGGTGATTTAATGCAGTTCACCCTTTTTCTCGTTCAAGGTATTTTCCTTGTTTTAATTACCCATATAGTACAAAACGGAGGTATGTAATTTAATGGCAATGATGTTTAGTCAGAGTAAGGATGGGTATGTCGAACCACGTCCGAAAAAAACTCGTCAAGGACGTTCGGCTCGTACACTCCTATCCGCAACGTCTCGTAATGGTCCTAAAAAGAAGTATCGAGGACAAGGTAAATAACCAAGGGGGATCAAACCCCCTTTTTTTATTGATTAAATATGAACGATTTTATTTTCCATAAAAAGAATTATCTTCCACAAGAAAATTGTGATAAAATTATTGAATTATTCGATAAGAGTGATCGTAGAGAACCTGGAACATTAGGAAATAATAGATTAAGCAAAAATGAGAAAAGTTGTACTGAAGAATTTGTTTATAGTTACACTGAAAATCATTACAATTCCCATTTTCTTCCTTTTTTATCAGCAGCTAAGGATGAATATCAGAAAAAATACCCATTTTTAACTTATTTGCCGTCATGGAACATAGAACAAACTTATAAAATACAAAAATATAAGCCTGGAGAAGCATATTTTAGACAACATTGTGAAAATGATGGTACTTTTGAAACTGTGCCTGAAAAAAAGCAAGTAAAAGGTCCATGTAAAAGAATGTTAACATGGATGTTCTATTTAAATACCGTTAAAAATGGTGGAGGAACTGATTTTCCCACTCAACAAAAAAGATTTAAGGCTAATAAAGGAGATTTGTTAATTTGGCCCGCGGGATGGACCCATCCTCATCGTGGAGTTGTTAGTAAAACTGAAATTAAATATATTATAACAGGTTGGTATGCTTTTGATTTAAGTAATGGACAATATAATGTTAAATAGATATACGTTATATTAGAGAATTTTAAAAAATGACCTCTTCTCACGATTTTTTAGATAATTTAGCTAATCATCAGCATCAAAAAATGCTTCGTGAAATCTCAAATGACCATTTAACACCTAAAAAACGGGATAAAATGGTCCAAAGTGAGATTTTTGGGGACTTTGAAGGAGATTTTGAAGAAGATGGATTAGATTATGATGATCAAACCATGCTGTTGTCATAATTTACGTATAAATCCTTAATAAATAAAATATAATCGCTGTATTAGAGTGCCTTTAGAACGGGTTAGTCAAGGATTTAAGGATATTAGCATGACTTTTCAGGCAAATCCCCTGAATGATGACCTTATTGGTCTGAAAAATGAGAATGCAATAGCTCGTTCAGTCAAAAATATCGTATTTACATTACCTGGAGAGAAGTTTTTCAACGAAACCTTTGGTTCTAGGATCACTGAATCTCTTTTTGAGAATATTGATGACATTACTGCGGGTGTAATTGTTGAAGAAATACGTGAATCCATCGAAAGTTATGAACCAAGAGTGAGTTTAATCGATGTTGAAGCAGAACCAGACTATGATAACAATAGTTTTAACGTAATTATTTCATATGAAATCATCGGAGCAGACATTCCACCGCAAGAATTAGAATTCGTGTTGCAATCATCTAGGTAAAAAATGCCATTATCCAACTTTTCTAACCTCAATTTTAGTGAGGTTAAGACAACATTAAAAGAATATCTCAAATCTAACTCAAATTTTACTGATTATGACTTTGAGGGGTCTAATTTGGCGACGATTGTAGACGTTCTAGCATACAATACCTACATTACTTCATACAATGCCAATATGGTAACAAATGAAGTGTTTATTGATACAGCAACTTTAAGAGAAAATATTGTTTCATTAGCAAGAAATATTGGTTATGTACCACGTCCTAGACAGGCAGCGAGATCAACTGTAACGTTTTTTGTAGATACAGAGGGAATTGATCCTCCACCAGCAACGTTGACCCTTAAAAAAGGTCCTGTAGCAGCCTCAGCAGCTGGTTTTGCTGGTCAATCCTATGTTTTTTCAATTTTAAGTGATATTAGTGTTCCTGTAAATAATGGAATTGCAGAATTTAATGATGTTGAAGTGTTTGAAGGAACATTATTGACACAAACATACACATATTCGTCTAGAACTCCAAATCAAAAGTTTGTTTTGCCAAATATTGGGGTAGATACGGATTTAATTGGTGTTATAGTTAAACCAAATGAATCTTCAACTACAGAAGTCAAATATAGTTCGCAAAATAGCCTTTTTGATGTAAATTCTGATTCAAAAGTCTATTATTTGCAAGAAATAGAAGATGAGAGATATCAAATTTTCTTCGGAGACGGAGTTTTTGGTAAAAAACTAGAAGATGGTAATTTTGTAAGTATAGATTACATCACTTCTAGTGGAGATGCTGCAAATGGAATAAATTCTTTTAATTTTTCCGGTAGAATTCAATATACTCGTAATTCTATCACTTATAATATCAGTAGTGGCATTTCTTTGGTTACCACGGGCCTACCTTCTTCCGGAGGAGAGTCAATTGAATCGGTTGAGTCAGTTAGAAAGTTTGCTCCTCGCATTTATGCATCTCAAAATAGAGCAATTACCTCAAATGACTATGAATCGTTAATTCCATCAAGAATTTATCCAGAAACGGAGTCAATTTCAGTTTTTGGAGGTGAAGACTTAATTCCTCCTCAATATGGAAAAGTCTTTATTAGCATAAAACCCAAAAGTGGTGATTTTATCCCAAATTTGCTTAAAGAGCAGATTAAATTGAAATTGAAGAAATATGCTGTTGCTGGAATTGTTCCAGAAATCCTTGATTTGAAATATCTCTTTATTGAAGCACATACAAAGGTTTATTATAACACTAATTTAGCACCCAATGCTGCATTTGTTTCGGATTTGGTTCAAAACAATGCAAATAAGTATGCAGAGTCCTCTGAGATGAATAAGTATGGCGCGAGATTTAAATATAGTAAGTTTTTATCTCTTATTGATAATAGTCAAGAATCTGTCACTTCAAATATAACAACAATTGATATTAGAAGAGATTTAAGAGTAGTATTGAATGCTTTTGCTGAATATTCCGTTGGTTTTGGTAATGAATTTCATATTAAGAGTATGAATGGATATAATATCAAATCTTCTGCATTTAGAATAGCTGGATTGACGGATGATATCTATCTTTCTGATATTCCTAATACAGATAGAATAACTGGATCATTATTCTTCTTTACTGTTCCTTCAGTTGCTTCACAAAGTCCTACTATTGTAAGAAGAAATGTTGGTAACATAAATTATGCAACAGGTGTTGTTACTTTAAATCCTATTAATGTTCAAAGTGGAATGCAGAGAGATGGACAAACAATTATCGAAATTTCTGCTACTCCAAAATCAAATGATGTTATTGGATTACAGGATCTTTATTTACAACTAGATATTGGTAATAGTATTTTTGAAACTGTGGTTGACGAGATTGCATCGGGATTAGATCCCTCAGGATCGAATTATATTTCATCTTCAAGTTATGCTAGTGGCAATTTAGTTCGTTCTGGTGGTCGTAGTAGTGAGGTAAATACTACTACAGGACCTTCTGTTCCGTCCACTTCTGGTTCAACCTACTAAGATAGAAAAACTATAAAATGTCAGAAAAAAGAATCCAGCTTAGTAACATAGTACAAAATCAACTGCCACAATATGTGCAGTCTGATTACCCTTTAGTTTCTGAATTTTTAAAGTCATATTACCAGGGACAGGAATATCAAGGTGGACCTATTGATCTAATTCAAAATATTGATCAATATGTAAAAATTGTAGAAACAACTAATCTTACAGAATCGATTGGATTAGGTGAAACCATTGGTATTTCAAGTGAAACCATTCCTGTTGATATGCAGAACTATCCAACAGGTACTGCAGGATTTCCAGAGAGCTATGGTCTGTTAAAAATCAATGATGAAATAGTTACATATACTGGAATTACTACATTTGGATTTACTGGATGTGTTAGAGGATTTTGTGGTATTACATCTTATAAAGATCCTACTCATCCTGATCAATTAGTTTTTGAAACTAGTAGTGCAGCAGAGCATGATAAAGGAGATGAAATACAGAATTTAAGTACTCTTTTCCTTAAAGAATTTCTACAAAAAACAAAAGATCAAATTGCACCTGGATTTTCGGGAAGAAGTTTTACTTCCAACCTAAATCAAGAGGTATTTTTAAAGCAATCAAAAGACTTTTATTTGAGTAAGGGTACTGATAGGGGATTTGAAATTCTATTCCATGCTTTATATGATGAAGATGTTAAAATTATAAGACCTTCAGAATTCCTCTTTACGCCTTCTAATGCCAATTACAAGATTACTAATGATCTAGTAGTTGAACCTGTAGTAGGTAATCCTTTAAATTTAGAGTTATCAACTCTTTATCAAAATAAGTATGATGCGGATATTAAAAAAGCATATGCACCCATTACTCATGTTGAGAGTATTAATGTAAGTGCAGGTACAACTTTCTATAAAATTAGTTTTGATGCTGGATATAATAGGGATAGTAGAGTACAGGGATCAACTTATGGTACATTTGTAGTTCATCCTAAAACTAGATTAATAGGTGAAGTAGGAGCTGGAATCACTGTTTTAGATGTAGACTCTACAGTTGGGTTTGGAACAGCAGGAGAATTGCAATTTAGATATATTGATAATACGATTGGAGTTAGTTCTTATACTAGTAAAAACCTAACTCAGTTCTTTGGAGTAACTGGAATTGCGAAAACAATTACCGATACTACAACTATTGGAATTAATACTTTTGCATATGGTCCTTCAAGTGCAAATCCAGATGAAATAATTGAAGTAAGAGTTACTTCAGTTCTTAATCACCTCAAATATAGTGCTGATAGTTGCTTATCTGGGGTAGATGACACTATTAAGATTAAAACTTTAGGAATTGATGATACTGGTTTTAGGGCAAAGAAATGGTTCTATAATGTTGCACCCCAATACAAAGTAAAAGAAATTATTTTAAAGGATACTTCTGACTGGACATATGAAGTTTATCTAAATGTTGACCATGATTTTAAGGTAGGAGATAAAGCAGTTGCTATTTTTGTTGCAAGTGATGGTACAGAATTACCTGTTTCAAATATAACACAATTAACATCATCCAAATCCTTTATTATAAAAGGTCAGGGTGAAATTGATACTACAGATACCTATACTATTGAAAGGAATATTTTAAAAACTCATGCTATCAATTTCCCTGATGCTTCGATATATTCTACAAATATACAAAATTTATATAAGGATAGATTAGAAGATAAGACTTTAGTTGCATCTTCATCTATTCCTACATATGGATCTCAATCATTGGGAGTGAATAATGGAACTATTCAGTTCTCTGGTGAATTTACTGGTAATGAATTTAAAGTAGTAACTCCCGCGACTACTACTCCTGCAGGTGTTCCTATTGTTGATCATGGATTCTATACTGGAGATGCTGTTTACTATACTCCTCAAATAGTTAATGAGCCTTATGTAGATCCTACTAGTGGTATTTCTCTTGATAACTTTGTTGTAAAATCTGCACTCTTTACAGGAGATGCTGACGATGAAGGTTTATATTTTGTTAAAAGAGTAAATGCAACAACATTAAAGTTTGCTAAGAGTAGAACTGATTTAGGAAACGAGGAATATATTTCCACTTTGACTGGATTTGCTACTGATAATAAAATTGCACCTTATAAGTTTAACAACAGGACTCTACAATCCCAAAAGTTAGTTAGAGAAATAATTCCTCCTCAATCTTCAGGAACAGTATATGAAACTCATCCTGGACGTAGTGGAATCTTTATTAATGGTGTAGAAATTTTAAATTATAAGTCATATGATCAAGTTTATTATGGACAGGTAGAGAGTATTGATATTTTAGCAGGTGGTGAAGATTATGACGTTATTAATCCACCCACCCTGAATATTAGTGACTCTGTAGGATCAGGAGCTACTGGATTCGTTGCCGTTTCAGGATCTCTGCATGATATTAGACTTATAAGTCCTGGTTTTGATTATAAAGCAAAACCCACTATAAAAATTTCAGGTGGTAATGGATCAGGTGCGCGAGCATCTGTTAATATGGAGTTAGTAAC